GTTTTGATAAATTTAGGATACAATGAGCAAGAGATATTTGAACTTAAAAGTATTACAGCATTAGAGAAATTGTTAGGGAAAAAGAAGTTTGCCGAGATTAGTCAGAAATACATTACAAAGCCAGAAGGGAAACCTACCCTGGCGAAAATGAGCGACAAAAGGCAAGAATTAGTAGAAACTGAATTTAAATTTAAGGAGGAGATGTAAAGTGAGTAAATTATCAAGTGAAACAAAGGTATTATTAACTAATGTGAGATTAAGTTATCCAGCTTTATTCGTTCCAAAAGATTTTGAAGGACAGGAACCAAAATATTCCGCATGTCTTATTGTTCCAAAAGATGACCTTCATAGTTTAGAAATTATATATCAAGCTATTGAAAACGCAAAGAAAGAAGGGCTAGCAAGGGGTGTATGGAAGGGTGCTAAAATCCCTGAAAATCTTAAAACCCCGCTGCGAGATGGAGACAAAGAACGTGCTGATGACCCAGCTTTTCAGCATTCATACTTCATTAATGCTTCATCAAAATATGCTCCTATGGTTGTTGGAAAGGTACTTGACAGGAACACAGGAAAAGCTGTAAGATTGACAGAAGAAGAGGTTTATCCAGGTTGTTATGTCAATGTAACAATAAACTTCTATCCATACAACGCAGCTGGAAATAAAGGCATAGCTGCAGGACTTGGAAATGTACAGAAAGAAGCTGATGGAGAACCGCTTGGAGGTAGAAGTACAGCAGAAGCTGAATTCGAGTTCTTTACAGAAGAAGAGCTTGATACGCTTCTTGAAGATTTTTTAAAATAAAAACGAAGGAGGTGAAAGCCTCCTCTTCTTTTATAAATAAAAGAAAAAAGCCACCAGGAGGGAGGTGGCTTAAGGAGGTGAAATTTGTGTCACTCTCTATTCTAAGGAGGAGTTTTTATTGCTATTTATATTATACCATATATAGGGGTTTATACGTCAAATCTGTATAAAATAATTTATATACGGTATAATACAAAAAACAACTATAAAACAAAGGAGGTAAGAAAATATGGACAAGATTGAATTAAGGGTAGCTATGAAAAGAAAAGGACTAAATTATACAAAACTTGCAGAAATTCTTGGGATAAGCTATGGAACGTTGTGGAACAAGATCAATCAGAAGACAGAGTTTTCATTGGATGAAATACAAAAACTCTCTGAAATTCTAGATCTATCTATTGAGCAGAGAGACCAAATATTCTTTAAGGAGGTGTAACTATGGTAAATAAATTGGAACTTGAACTTGCTATAATTAGAGCTGATATGACGAAAAAGGAAGTAGCAGAAAAAATGCATATATCAAGAATGACACTATATAACAAAATGAATAATAGAACTAAATTCAGAATCAGTGAAATAGAAAGATTATGCAAAATACTAAACCTAGATAAAGAAGCTAGAGAAAAAATATTTTTTGTGTAATAAGAAAAACTAGGAGGAAAAGGCTAAATGAGGAGGAATAAAATGAAAGACTTTTTAACTAAATATAATTTATTTCCTGTTTTTGAAATTTATACCAGAGGGGACAAAGCAAAAAAACCAAAAGTTAAATGGTCTGAAAAAGAAAACTTAATTTATGATGCTGAAAATCTCACAAAAGAAGGATATGGTCTTGTTTGTGGAGAAAAATCAGGTATTATGGTGCTTGATATAGATGGCGATTTAGAAATGTTGAATAGATTATGTCAAGCAGCTGAAGTGGAAAAAGAAGAAATAGAGAAAACTTTATGGATAAAAACAGCAAACGGAGGTTATCACATATACTTCAAATATCAGCCTGGACTAACTAATAAAGCAAAAATATTTGAAGATTGTGATATAAGAACAGAAGGTGGATATGTGGTAGCTCCCTTATCCACCATTCAAAATAAAAAAGGAAAACTTGTTAAATATGAGCCTCTTAACAATAATCCTATTCAAAGTATACCTCAAAAATTATACAATTTTATACGTTATGGAGAAATCAGTTTAGAAAATATAGAAAAAATTGAGATAGAAGAATTTGATTATGATAAAGCAATAGAAACCATGCGGGGGATGAGGGAAGGAGATGGACGAAATAATGCTTTAAATAAATTCTTATATTGTTGGGCAATGCATGAACATATAGAAGATTTAGAAACAATTAAAGAAAAAGCAAAATATATAAACAATGAAATATTTGCAGAACCAGAACCTGGAGCTCTTAGAACTGCTGAAAGCGTATATAAAGCAGTTTTAAGAAAAAGGAAAGAAAACAATCAAATAATAGTTGAAGAAGAAAATGTGTATTATAAAGAAATAAAACAGAATGGAAAGATAATAAAAGTTCCAATTAGTAATTTCATCATAAATCCTATTAGATTAATTGAATGTGAAGAAGATCATAATTTGGATGTTTTAGAAGCAGAATTAAAAACACAAAATGGTGAAATCATTAAAAGAACTTATCCACCAAATGCTTTTGATAAAATTGATAAATTTAATGCCACTACAAACTCACTTGCTATACGATTTACAGGGACACAAAAAGATCTTCAGTTTATAAAAACTGATATATATAATCGAATACCTGAGAAGATAAGAGGGGTATTAGCAAATGGCTTATATAAAATTGAGGGGCAATGGGCATTTGTAGATAGAAACGGAGCTTTAATGCCAAATAATTTTATAAAAAAAGATATTGTACAAATTATGCTAGATGGAATACATTCAAATATTTTAAATTTAGAAACTATAAATAGAAGAGAACTTCAAATAATAGCACCTTTACTGTTTTCTTACAATAGTATAGAAATTTCTGCTAGTATAATGGGGTATATGGGTTGTTTATTCTTAAAAGAGAGATTGAGACAAGAATTCAATATCAAACTTCCACATCTACTCATTGCTGGTGAAGCTGGAGCTGGAAAAAGTGAAACTGTAGAGCGCATAATAATGACTATGCTTAGTTATAATTCAACAAGAACAGATGCTTCAGGAGTGACAGCATATGCTGCAGAAAAGATGTTAAGCAGTAGTAATACACTACCGTTTATTATTGATGAATATAAACCATTAAAAATGACTTCTTATCAAGTTAATTTAATTTCGAAACTTCTCAGAAATTCGTATGATGGACAAAATGCAATTAGAGGGCAAAAAGATTTAACTTTACAAGAGCTTACACTTTTAGCGCCAATCATACTTATAGGGGAACTTTCTACTAGGGAAACAGCTGTAATTGAAAGAAGCTTAATATTGACTTTTTCAAAAATGGAAAGTTACCCGCGTTTTGAGAATTTTAATAAATTAATTCATAGCAACTTATTATCTAAATTAGGTAGAAGTTTATTAAATCAAGCTTTAAAAATAAGTAAAGAAGAACTTAGAGAATTATTAACAAAAATAGATGAGAATCTAATCGAAAGTGGTATAGTCCCGCGAATTCTTAATATCATTAAATGCGTGATGTTGGGCATATACATGTTAAAAAGAATATTCAAAGAAAATGGATTAGATTTTGAAAAAGAAACAGGTCAGAACTTAGATGAAATACAAGAAAAGCTGTATGAAAACGTAATAAAAGAAAATTTAGATGGACTTATGAAAACAAAAACAATGATTGATACTACTTTAGAATTCATAAGTCAAGCTTTAGGAAAGATTGAAATAGACGACAATTTACCTCTGCTTATTATACCATACAAAACTCGGGACAAAGTAGGTATGCGTCTAGATGCTGTTTATACAGAAACGTATAAATTTTTGAAAAATCATGGGTATCCCATTAATTCAATTATGGAAAAACAAGATTTTAAAAAGCAATTAGAAAAGACTGAATATTGCGAAGGTGAAAGAATCATGGTTTATATAGATGAAAATGGAAAAAAGAAAAGCGCAAGGTGCATAGTAATCGATTTGCAGAAAGCAGAATATAACTCAGTTGAAGTCGAAGGAATACGGAAATTTATTGAAAAGACAGAAGGAAGAAATATTGTACCACAAGAGGAGAAATTTGAATTCTAATAATACTGGATAATACTCAATAATACTTGATAATACAAAATATGTATTATTCTGTAATATGCATTATTTCTGTATTTGAAGGATATAATATATATAATAATACAAATAATACATATTTTATATATACTATATATATTATTATGGTTTTTTTAGTTTTAGAGAAAAAAAGAAAAATATATAGTCTCTCTATGTCAAATGAAAATAATACATTTTTTTGTATTATTTCAGTATTGATGGTACTTACAGAGTTTTGAAATTGTATTATTTAATACAAAAAGTTCTGAAAAGCACTGTTTATGCGGATACATTTTTTAGTAATAATACATAAAATAATACAAAAAAAAGGAGATGTTAAAAAAATGAAAGATCTGGAAATATTTTTCACAGATGTTTGTATTTCAAAATCAAATGCTAGAATATCTTGTAACACTCTATATTCAGCCTATATCTTGTGGTGTATAAACAATGATGAAAAGCCGAAAAATAGGAAAGAGTTGGGAGCTTATATATCATCAAAAAACAAGAGAGCTAGGCTATGCTTGAAAAACAAATAGAACAAAAGTTGAAAAAGCAAATAGAAGCTTTAGGAGGAAAAGCTTTCAAATTCATATCTCCAGGAAATTCGGGAGTACCTGATAGAATTGTACTTTTGAATGGACAATGCTATTTTGTGGAATTGAAAAAACCTGGAGGTAAACCACGTCCTTTACAGAAAGTCATTCATGAACAATTCAAGCAATTGGGGTTTCATGTATATGTAATTTCTTCATTAGAAGAAGTGGAGGAGTTTATACAAAAAATAGGAGGAGGAAGAAATGACTAAATTTGTACCGCATCAATATCAGCAATATGCAATAGATTTTTTATTGCAGCACGAACAAGCAGGCCTTTTTCTAGATATGGGACTAGGAAAAACAGTCATAACATTAACAGCTTTAAACATTTTGAAAAAAGAGTGGAAAATAGGCAAAACTCTTGTAGTAGCACCAAAAATAGTTGCTGAGAATGTTTGGAAACAAGAGCCAAAGAAGTGGGATCACCTTCAAGATCTTTCTTTTTCATATATTCTTGGATCTCCAAAACAAAGAGAAAAAGCTTTGAAAACCGAAGCTGACATATACGTCATCACCAGGGACAACGTAGCTTGGTTGGTAGATCTCTTGAAGGGAAATTGGATTTTTGACACTTTGGTTTTGGATGAGCTATCAAGTTTTAAAAATCATCAAAGTAAGAGATTTAAAAAGTTAAGAGAAATTAGACCTTATGTAAAGCGGGTTATAGGGCTGACAGGAACTCCTATTCCGAATGGATACATGGACTTGTGGTCTGAAATGTATCTTTTAGATATTGGAAAACGACTAGGAAAATATATCACAGAATATCGCAGAAACTATTTCTATGCTTTGAATCGATGGTCTTTCATAGAATACAAGCTCATGCCAGGAGCTGACAAGATCATAGATCAGAAAATATCTGATATTTGTTTGTCAATGAAAGCAAAAGACTATCTCAATTTGAAAGAGCCACAAGTGATCGATGTGAATGTTGAGTTAAGTTCAAAAGAAATGAAGGCATATAAAGAAATGGAAAAAGAGGCTGTGTTAGCTATAGATGAAGAAGTTATCACAGCTACAAGTGCGGGAATAGCTGTTAACAAGTTATTGCAATTGGCGAACGGAGCTATTTATACAAAAGATCAAAAAGACTACAAAATAATTCATAATAGAAAGCTTGAAGCGCTTGAAGAACTCATCGAACAAGCAGCTGGGGAAAATGTGATTGTATACTACACATATCAGCATGACAAAGAGAGAATTTTGCAAAAATTTCCTGAAGCTCGAATATTGAAAACTGAAAAAGATGTAGAAGATTGGAATGCAGGAAAGATAAAGATGCTTGTAGCACATCCAGCCAGTGCAGGACACGGATTGAATCTTCAAGATGGCGGTAGTATAGCTATTTGGTTTGGACTGAATTGGAGTTTAGAACTGTACCAGCAAGCTAATGCAAGATTACATAGGCAAGGTCAGAAAAATACTGTAAGGATATATAGAATTATAGCTGAAAATACAGTAGATAACAGAGTTTTAGAAGTTCTTAATGGAAAAAACATGAGGCAAGAAGAATTATTAGAGCAATTAAGAGCTGAAGTTACTCAACGTTCAGAAATAATTTACTGAAGATTTACATAAAATGCTTGACAAGATGTAAAAAATATTATATAATTATATTGACAATAAGATAAGGAGGGGGGAAAAAAAATGATAAGAGAAAATTTTGAAAATTATAAAAAAGAGGAGGAGAAGGAAATGATAGATATGGAAGAAAGAAAAGAATTAATGGAGTACATTGAAAGACAGTTATGGGATGAAGGATTTAATGAAGATGGTGACTTATTAGTAAATTTAGAAAATGTCACATCTTTAGAGCCGAAAAAAATTATAGAAGTTATAGAAGCAGTTGGATTAGAATGTGAACCCGCAAATGATAAAGATTATTATTGGGTATCACTCCCCGAAAATTTTAAAGAAGCTCACAAACAAAGGGTTGAAGAATTAGAAGAAGAAATAGACTTCGAAATACAAGGTAGAATGACAGATGCAGAAATGTGTGAATTTTTAGATGCTTATATTACA